ATAAACAATAGGGGCAAAGTGGTTGCCCAAATTTGCCCCTGTGAATTGTTATTGTGAAAAGTTTTGAGCAATTAACGCACTTCATTTTCTCTGTGTGTGTTGCGTTCTTTTACATTAGCTTCATATTTCACAAAATCTTCCATTGCGTATTTCATTGAATATTTACGCAAAAAATATATTTTTGACAATCCTTCGCTGGGATGTTCAGTTGTTGACATTAAAATAAATGGTTCGTTTGATGTAATAAACACCTCAAAATAATACATAAAGCCGTTCATTTTTACTGGTTTCATTGTTAAAAGTTTAGTTTAAGTTCCTGAATTTGTTCTTCATATAATTCAATACTTGCCTGAATTAATAATTTAATTTCGTTAACCAATGATATATCAGTATCAATTTGCATTATTATTTTGCGATCTTGTCCAGTATCAAAGCTGATCATAATATTTGCAATATTGCCTGAATTTTGGCATAATTTTAAACGATCAATCTTTTGCTGAATATGATCTATTTCTAAAAATGTTTCCCGAAGGTTGTTAAATAGTTCCATAAAATTTAATTGTGTTGCATTTCGGCATACCTTCCAAAATGGTAACCAATGTGAAATAATGTTAATTCTGATGGATAAAAAATTTCAATTCTTCCACCATCCAGTTCAGTGAAAGGAATGTTCCGATTGGTCAAAAAGGTCATCAGACCATAGAGGTAATTGTGAACTATTATGCTTTTTTCTTTTTTTTCTAACATTGCTGATAAATTTTGCGATTGAGATAATTTGTAAAATGATCAATAAACCAATGGCTATGGGGATGCCAAAAAGTATCAGATATAAAACTGATATCACCCAAGCAATTAACCTCATAAATTGTCAGCAAAACACATTAACAAGCAAAGCAGAACGATCAGAACGATCTGGAGTGTAGTTTTTTTCATTTGTTTTTCGTTTAAAATGTGAAAGAATCATTTGTCGTTATAAATAAATAAATTTTTTACCTTTTGATCTTAAAAATTTTTCAATTTCTTTGATTGCAGTAAATAATGTTTTATTATTTTTTCTTTCAGATGCTGGAATTAAAATTGCATCCGCTAACATTCTTTGGTATTGATCTTCCCAATCTTTAATTGATTGTGCTGGAAACCAATCCCATATTTTATACTTTCTTTGCATAATTGATCATTTGTTAAAACGAATTTATATACATTTTTTTGATTCTACCAAATTTTTAGGCAAAAAAAAGGGAAAATAGAAATTTTCCCCTGTAATAAACACCTTAAAACTTAACCAAACCTATTTTAAGAACAATTCACGTTCTAATTTTCGCCTGTTTGTTAATCCCTTTACTGGAGTTTTGCCAACTTTATTCCATCTCAAAAATTCATCAGCAACTATTTTTTTATCAATACCAGCGTTCAACTTTTCCAATAATTTAGAATAACGGAACGCTTCCAAACCGATATTATATGCTAAACTTGTCATTGCTGCCATCATATTTGCAGTAACAGGAACTTTTATAAGTGGTTTAATAAACTTTTCACGTTGATCAACATCAATTTTTAACCATCTTTCAGCAGTTGCCAAGTCAATTTTATCCCCTTGCTTTATTCTTTGTCCAGTATCTTTATTAATAGTATTACCATAACCAATAGTCCATATCCCACCAGTATCGGGATAACTTGTCAATTTAAGACCTTCAAATTTCTTTATCAAGTTTAATGCACTCACTTTTTTCCCGAATAATAGGATTAATAGAACTGCAATACCAATATAAATTTTTCTCTTATTGGACATCATTGTCTTTTGCCAATAGACCAGTAATAGCAGCAGCAATACCAGCAATAATAGTTATCCAGTTTCTTTCCTGAATACCATCTAAAATAAGAGATCCACCAGCAATGGATCCAAAAAATGAAGTCTTAATGTTTTTCAATATTCTGTTCATATTACTTTTTTTTAAGTTGTTTAATACCAACTAAAATGGAAATTGTACAGGATATTGTACTGGCACCCAAAAATACCACGTTTGCCAATTCAGAAATATTCTGCACTCCCAATAGGGAAAACAAAATAGTGCTGAATGTTGCAACGTGGGTGGGATCAGTATTACTCTGCATCTTCCTCTTTAAATTTTTCGGCAATCTTATTAAATGCCTGAATTGCAGTAAATGATTCATCTATTTTGGTGAATACACCTTTTTGAGTTGCAAGATCCAAGATAGCTTTAATTACTTCTAATGCTTGTTTTTCGTTCATTTTGTCAATTTTTAAATGTGAATAATTAGATCAAAGTTAGGTTTAATTCACTTGCAATCCATTGGTAAGCTGCCAAATTAATATCGGTTGCCTCACCCCAAATGATATAATTTTCGCCTGAAATAGTGCTATTTCCTTCAGAAAGTTTAGCACCAGCAGTATCCGGTTCATCACCATTTGCCAAAATTGACCAATAAAAAGTTGCACTATCAAGCAAATTGTCATTGATAATATATGCACTTAACCAAGATCCTGTTTGCTGGGAACCATTAACCCAAATTTGAATAGGTTGTATTTGTTTCATTTTTTTATTTTTAAGGAAGTTCTAATTTAATTTTATATGTTGTACCATCTAAATTTATAATAAGGTGCTGACCTGAATTACCACCCGAAGTTGCAGATTGTTGTCCATCAATTCGCAATGATCCGTTTAAGTAAAGTTTTTGACCAGCATCAGTAGTTGTACCAATTAAAAAATTTCCTGTACTTTTTATTGAAGCAATATTTGACGCACCTGCCCAAAATTGTACAATATCATCAGTTCCATCTTGACGTGCCAATAATGAAGATGAACTTGCTGAACCTGTACTTGCATTTTGATAACACAAAAATCGCCAATTACCTCCTGAAGTTGTACCAAGTTGTAAATTTCCACTTGCATTAAGTGTTAATGCTTGTGTAAAAGTAATTGGATTACCAGCAGTTCCTGATGGGGCAATATACCATTTATGAGTTCCGCTTACTTGTTGATAATAACTTGCTTCCGCAGAATTTTTATAAATCCATTGCGAATTGTAATATGCGTTGCTGGAAAACCAACTATCAGTATATGAATTAGCATTAACAACGGAAGTGCCATAACCTATGTCCAATACTTTTAGACCACTGCCCCAAGGACTTGCCAAAATATCAATAGAAATTGCACCAATAAACAAACCTTCACCATTTACTTGTAAACGTGGAACACCATAGTCAGTAGTAGTACCCAAAAGCATTTTTGCAGCAAAGTAATTTTTATCACTTGCTCCAGCTTGATATATTCCCCAACGATTAGTAAATGTAAATCCAGCACCATAATCATCCAGTGCGTTTATTAAATGACTATATGCGTTAGTTATTGTTAGTGTACCAGTTGCACCACTTGCTCGGTAAAATCCTAAATTTTGCTGAATTGCTGCGTGTGTAATTGTACCTGAATTAGTACCTTGATATTGTATTTGTGCTATATTACCTGCCATTGCACGAATACCAGCAGCTTGTGTCATTGTAATAGTAGATCCAGCAGAACTAAAATCTATTGAATTAACACCAAATGAAGCACTTGCAATATTTGACTGTGCAAAAGTTGCAGATCCAGCAAATGTTTGCAAATTGAATCCAGCTATGGCACCATAAATAGCACCAATATTGTTTGAACTAAAACCAGCAGCATAACTTAATGTATCAACAGCAAAAATAGACAAACTGGAATCATTATTCGCTGCAGACAATGATGTTAAAAAGGATGTTTTAGGTCGGAAAGTTAAACTATATCCACCACTTGAAACATCCCTATTTCCTGTTAAAGTTCCATCACTATTGTAAATATTGGTACCAGTACCAGTTGCATCTGAAATTAGATCCCAAGCAGAACCAGTATCACGATAAATTGCAGCAGTATCAGTTGAAATAAAAATCCTTCCAGCAATACCAAAAGTAGGTCTTGCTGCAAAAATATCAGAATAGAACATCGGAGTTCCTTTCTGATTGAGAATGGAAAGATCCAATGTTATCATTATATATAAAGTTTACGGATTACAATTAATAAGTTTCCTGTATTAATAGGAGTTGCAAATGTTAATTGATATTGTGTAGTATCTAATTCACCCCTGTTTCCTGAAATTCTTAAAGATTGATTCGGAAGCAATGGAACATCAGCAATAACCAAATTTGTTGTACCTCCGTTAATAAAGTTAATATCGTTGCATTCAGAACCAATATTTGCAGTAGTGTAATATACCTTAGTTTCTACATAATACCTCTGATAAGGCTGACCAGTAGATTTGGAAAACTTGTTTTCCTGTTCATACATTGCCCTATCATTTGCTCTCTTTGTATATGCTAATTTCAACTTATCAGCTGAAATTTCATCCTGAATATTTATTTGTAAATGTTTTGGATTCATTGTATTAATTTTTAGCACATATCAGGAAATTGACCAACACCACGAAGGATTGATCCTTTGCTCAAAGCAGCAGCAGTTTTTTGAGCAGCTTTCTTTTGTTTTGCAGTTAAAACCGCTTTTTTTACTACTGGTGCCACCTTTTTAACTGCCTTGCTAACTTTTTGCAATAAGGAAGGCTGCCTAAATTGTTCAGCAGTAATTTTTTCAGGTGCAGGAACTTCAATTTTATATGAAGGCTTTTTTTTCATTGATAGCAACAAAATAGCACCACCAGCTAACAGGATATAAAATAACCCTTTGTTTTTCATTTTATACTTTTTATATAAGTTGCTACCAAATATGCACCAACACCATAAATTAGGATCCATTTGCCATACTTTTCAATATAGTATGGAACTGATCCCTTTTGTTCTTTTGCTATCTTTTCAACCTCTTGCTTTTTTTCCTCTATTGCCTGTTTAACATCCCCTGAAAATTTAAAACTATCAGCAGTATGTAAAACAAAATAGGGTTTATTGTTGAAGTCAATAAATTGCCAATAAACTTTACCACCTCTTTGAATATAGGAATAAACTTGCCCAACTGTGGATCCAGCAACAATAGTTCCAATTTTTACCAAACTTGAATTTAAACGATCTAAGTCCTTTTTAGCAAAGAGTGTTTTCCCTATAATCTTATCAGCAGTAA